ATTTGAAATTCTTCAGCTACAGCAAAGTCAACGAGATTGTCCAAAGCTGCTACCAACACATTACGTTGTTCTTTCTCCATTTTTGTCAGCCCATCATTATGATTGCGAAGTAAATCCAATGCCTTTTCAAAGTCCATACCAAAACCCTTGATTGCATGGTTAAATGCAAATTCAGAACGTAATTCCATCATTTCTTCCAGCAAATCCCAACGGTTATCCGCATTGCCGTAATCACGTAAAAATTTTTGAAAGACAGCATAGATAGCAAGATATTCAGCGTTATCTTCATCTTCAGTGGTTGACTCAGATTCCGCTGTGACGGAAGAGAAACCGCTATCCTTTATTCCTCTTCCGTCAAAAAATTTTCAACCTTCCTGGTCCGATTAGGTTTTTCCCCACGCTGGTATCCGTATCTTTTATAATACTCTTCATCAGTCATAATGTGTCTGTCATTAGAGTGTGCGCCAGTCATATTGTTACCGCCACCAATCATTTCTGATAAAGCGTTAAACTGTTTACCCACTACAATGCCAAATTCTTTTTCAATTTCATCCGCCGATACCTCATATTTATCTGTTATAAAAGAATATAAACTGATTTTATCTTTGTTGCTCATCTCTACCCGATTGGCGTATTTAAACTCCAAGCCAGATTTAATATATCCCATATCAACCAGACGTGGAAGAATCTCTTCATTCATAACATTTTCAATATATTCCCGGTAAACCTCAATCCGTTCCCGAAAAATATCTTGGTGCGCATTAGTGGATCCCACATAAGATTGTGTCTCTCCAGCCATTGAGGAAGAACCGACAATTAAATTGGCAACTTCTTTGTTTACAAACTCAATAAGGCTACTATAAATATGCTCAGAATTAGACATTGTAAAAGTCTTTATGTCCACTTCGTCATTCAGGCCTGTAACAACAATTTTATTTTGAGCAGCGTTGGCTATACTTTGAGCCAATCTTTGTCGGTCCTGAATGCTTTCAGACTCTGTCTTACCGTGAATGATAGGCTGGCCATATGTGTGTGAGAAATTCACATAGTTAGCTAATGTAAATTTCTTAGCCAATATCAAAGGGGTAGTTGCAGAAAACAGCCCTAATGTCCCTGTATTAATAAGAATATAGTTACAGGAATATTGGTTTGAGGTTATATCCCACCCCGGCGTCCATTGCCCCTGCCTTTTAACAACCCTATTTTGATTAGGCAACACATTACGTCTTTCTATGATATTTACTTCAGCCAACTTATTTGTTAACGGGTTTATCGTAGGCATAATTTCGAGCAAGGTGTATCCATACCATTTAGACTCAACAATTCCCTTGATTATCTTTGTAAATTGAGAGCCTTGTATCTTTTTGGTTTCTTCTACATCTTTTATATACTTGCCACGCTCATTCTGTCGCGCTAACATATAACGCTCACCTATAATTTGAGATTCTACAGTTTCCAATACAGCACTTAAATGTGCATCTTGTTGTACACATGCTTCATATAAATCAATTAATGGGCCACGGTCATCCAAAACAACGCCCCGTGTTACCTGAGATTGGACAGATTTATATCTGCAATGGCGATCAATCTCTCTTACATATTCTTGAATCGTTTTTTTACTGGTCCTAAATATACTCTCCAGTGGAGTGCCGCGAAAAGTTGTGTCTGTGCTAACTATATTCATACTAAGATTTTTTGAAAGAATAGATAGAGAACTGTTAGTTGGTTTCTATTTCTATTCTTCTATCAGTATAAATGAGTTATAATATATAAAATATAATAATCTATATTATAGATATTTAGATATAAAATATATGTTAAATATATGTTTTGTAATAATCAATATGATAAAAAGAAATATATTTGCATCGATAATTTAATGTCTAACAATAATACATTATTAAAATGAGTAAAGGTTTTAATTATTTTCGTATTAAGATGGCATACAAAGGCACCAATGATCAAGGAGCCATTGTTACCATTAAATCTGAGGACCTGGTAATGGCTACATGCTATACCGAGGCAGAACAAATAGCTTATAAGTTAGCAGAAGGGAAAGATGAATTTGGAGAAGTGGATATAGAAATTGTCCGCACTAAAATTGCAGAAGTTGCTTACAACGACACTTTTGTCACAGATACGGAACTAATATGCGGGCTAATATCATATTTTTTTGAGGAAAGCGAAGATACAGAAGTCGGCTTGTATCAAGTTGCACTTGTTTTCTACGATACGGATGAGAAATCCGGTAAGACAAAAACATCTAACAGCACTATTTATGTACCGGCATATTCTTCAGCCGAAGCTATAGAAAATATCCGAATATATTTAAAGCAGGTGGGTGAAACTCGCGAATACACCATTCGTAATGTCAAATATGATAAGGCGCAATCGGTTATGGTTACACCCGAAGTTCATAAAAACAATATCATACCGTAATGACCCTTTTAAAAGGAACCGGGAAAACAATTGATATAAAATGTACAGAAGTCTCACTCCCGGAATTCCCTAATCTCCTTTTTGGAACTCATTTTGATGGTAGCAGAGTTTTTGATGCTACATATTATCTACATTTTAAAGACCCCGACAACAAATTAAGTATAGAAGACTTCTTTTATAAGTTTGATTTCCAGATAAAGGCTATTGCCGAGACTTACAAATTGCCTTTAGATAAACTGGTATCAATCAATACAGAGGGGCATCAATTGATTAGCGGATGTTTATGCTATCCGTTCCTATCTTATGTGGACCCGCAGTTCTGCGCATACATCAACGAAGTGATAGATGAAATGTTTATTACCGGAGTTGTCGTATCAGACACGCACTTAATTTCATTAGTTAAAAGAAGACTGCCACCAGAATTGCTAAAACAAATTTGGGATGGCAGAGAAAATTTTTCGTGAACCCAAAGCTGTATTAATATTCAACTGTAGAAAGACATTGGTACTGGTAGCGTCTTCTGTAAACGAAGCAGCCAAAATCAGTGGCTTGAAGCCTGGTAACATATCAAAGGCTTGCGTGGGCACATTGATTTCCAATGGTATGTATTATTTCAGATATATAGACAGTGATATTGAAATAGAATTATCAGATATAGGTTCATTGAAATTGGATGAGTATGACAAGCTATGTGGCGTTGAACGTCCCATATATCCCACAATGGCAATGAACCGAAGAAAGTGGAAATATAATAAAAATAATAACGTATGAAAATAAAAATTTACAGTACATCAAAGCATCCGTTGCCTCAATACGCAACCCAACAATCAGCAGGATTGGATTTAAGAGCAAATATTGATTCTTCAGTTACCATAAATCCTGGAGAAAGAGTGTTGGTTCCGACAGGGTTACATATACAGCTTCCGTATGGTTATGAAGCGAGAATTCAACCGAGAAGCGGACTGGCCCTTAAAAAGGGTATTACTTGTCTCAATTCTCCAGGGTGCGTGGACGCAGACTATAGAGGAGAGATAGGAATCATACTTATTAATCATGGAACAGAACCGTTTACTGTCAATGATGGAGAACGCGTTGCCCAAATGGTTATCTCTAAATATGAACAGGCAGAATGGAACCCAGTTTCTTCAATAGAAGATTTGGAAGCTACAGAGCGCGGGACACAAGGTTTTGGTCATACAGGAACAGAGTAATAGAATTGAGGGTACGCTTCAACCTTATGAAGAGTACCCTCTTGATATTTATAAACAAAGCAATACCCTAAAAGATATGAGTAACGAAAATAACATCCAAATTTTCAGCAACCCCCAATTTGGACAAGTAAGAGTTGCTGTAGATGAAAATAACAAGCCTTTATTTTGTCTGGCTGATGTATGCAAGGCTTTAGGTTTATCTAATCCAAGCCAGGTAAAAAAGAGACTAAAAAGCAATGGAGTAAGATTAATTGATTTGCGTGCCCTATACGAGAATGAGGGCATGATAATCAATGAGTTGCAAAATACAAAAGCCACTTTTATAAATGAAGTCAACTTATATAAGTGTGTGTTTCAATCAAGAAAACCAGAAGCCGAGAACTTTCAGGACTGGGTATACGGTGAAGTGCTGCCATCCATTCACAAGTATGGTGCATATATGACGCAAGACATACTTCAAAAAGCCCTAACCTCTCCAGATTTTTTAATCCAACTGGCAATCCAACTAAAAGAAGAGCGGCAAAAACGTGTGGAGGTGGAGCAGAAAAACATGGCATTAATTGAGGCCAACGATTACAAGAAATCTGTA